GCGACGCGCCGGCCCAGGCGTGAACCTGGGGCGACGCGCTGCCGGCTGGCGTTTGCCTCCACAAAAGCGGCCACCACTGCCGGCGATGCGTTGCCGGCAGCGTGAAACTCCAGGCGCAAGGGTGCGAGCATCAGCTGCCGTTCCACAGGCCGTAGGCCACCAGGGTGGCGCGGATTTCATTCACCTGGGCCACGAAGGCGTTGAACGCCGCCGAGGTGTTGAAACCACGCCCCTTGGTGGCCGATACGGTGGTCAGGGTCAGCGCGGCCTGGCTGGAACCAGACCGGCGCACCACCGGGGTTGCGCCATAGAACGAGATAAGGTCGGTGGACGATTGGCCTAAGCTGGTACCGCTCGGGTTGCCGTCCGAAAGCTGCTTGCCGATAGGCATGGCGTTTCTCCTTGAAGAAATGCAAACAGCCAGCGCTGGGTTGCTCCAGGCTGGCTACGCTGTGTGATGGGTGGGTTAGCTCGGTGCCAGGTTGGCCAGGCGGGCGGCCAGCTGGGCGCGCAAGGTCTCGTAGCCGTACATCACATCGATACGGCAGGGGAACTTGTCGTTGTTGATGTCGTAGGCGCGGACGATGCGCATAGAGATGCCGTCGTACACCTCGCGGGCGCTGAAATCGACGCCCTTGGGCATTTCCAGGTCCGCGAAAGCGATCGCGAAGGCGTCGCGGTGGTACAGCATCGACTGGCCGTAATTGGTGCTAGCCGTGCCGGCGATGGTGACCGCCTTGGACGCACCAGCCGAGTTGATCACCACGTTCTGGGTGGCGCCACTGGTCACCGGAGTCGGGGATACGGTGATATTGCCAGCGCCGCCGGCATAGTCCGCAGTGATCACGAACTGCTGCAGGATGCCTGTGTCGGCCTTGGTTTCCGGGTGCACCGAATCCACACCCGCGATGGTGATGATTTCGCCCTGCTTGAGGGTACCAGTGCCTGCAGTAACGGCCACCGTAGCCGAGCCCGAAGTGATGCCGGTCGAGGTATTGACCACGTAGTTAGCATCGCCGCTGCCGCGGGTCTGGGTGTTCAGGTGAGTGTTCTCCGCGAACGTGAAGCCAGCCGTGCGCCCCATGATGCCCTCGCGATACTGCTCAGCGATGTTCTCGCCGTCCTGGAACAAACCCTTCAGTGCGTCCACCAGGTCGGCGTTGTCCTGCGTGTTCAGCAGGGCGTAGCGCTTACCTTCCGGGGTCAAACTGTCCACCAGCTTGCGGCGGCCAGCCAGCACCTTGGCGAAGGTGATAGCGGAGCCGGTGTTGTTCACCTGCTGCCAGACATCCTTGCGCATGCTCAGCGCGTCGGATTCGATGTGCGCCGCCAGAACTGCCATGGCCGGCTCGATGATGCGTTCACTGAAGTCCTGCAGGTTCAGGGTCAGCTCGGCCGAGCTGAAGTTCATGTCCACGCCCTTCTGGCTGGTAACTTGCAGAGTGACGCTGGATTCGGTGGTGTCCTGCACCACCATGGTGGCGCCGGAGCGAACGGTGTACTGATTGGGAATGCGGATTTTCAGGGAGTCGCCGATCTTTGCACCTTCGACGGCATAGCGCTTGTCGTACTGGTGGTTGATCGTGCCAATGTAATTGCACTTTTGGTGCAGTACGCGCAGACATTCGCGCGTAACCGCGGTGGGCGTGAGAATGGAGTTCGCCACGGTCGTTTCCTTCCAAGTCGCCTCACGGCGATAAATTCAAGGGCTCAGCGCGGACGCTGAAACTGAGTTCGTTGCTGCTTGACCTGCTTGTTGCGCTCCTTCATCCACTCATCCGTGCTCAACCGGTCCATGTCTTTGCTGCTGGCAGCCGTCTTGCCGGCGACCACTGCAGCCGGCTTCGGCGGGGTGCTGGGTGAAGTCTTTGGCTTTTCCTTGGCTTTGGCCTGTGCCCGGTCCCAGAGCATGGCCTTGCGCAGGGTGTTGGCCACCAGCGGGTTGTACAGCTCGCTGAAATCGGCCTCGGTGAAACCTACGCTCAGGCCGTAAGACTTGACGCTTTTCGCGTCTTCAGCGGTCCAGCCTTCTTTCACCAGTTGAGCGGTGCCTTCTTGCGCCTGCTTGGTGCGAATGGTCTGCTGATGCTGCAGAACCTGCTGCTGGGCCTGGCCGATTTGCTGCTGCCGGGCTTGGCGTTGTTCCAGCAACTGACTGCGCTCGATCCACAACCGCTGCGCTTCGGCAGGGTTCTGTTGGCTCAGAGCGTTCCAGTCGAGTTGTTCGAACTGCGCCAGGCGGTTGTCCAGGGCGATCAGACCGGCGACCTGGCCGGCTACCTGATGCTGAAGGTGGAGCGCCTGCGCCGTCTGCTCGCGAATGGTTTCGAACTGGCGGCGATCATCGGCAAGCGCTTGCGTTTTCTGGGTATAGTCGCTTCGCAGCATGAGCGCGTCGCGCCAACCCTTCGGTACACGGCCCTTCTTGCCTTCGTACTCAGCTTCCTCGGTATCGTCTTCCTCGTCGGATTGGACGATGGGGTTGCCTTCTTCGTCGTACTGTTGCTCCTGGCCTTCGGCGCCGTTGTCCAGGTCATCCTGGGCGGTGCTGTCCGGTGCCAATTCCAGCTCATCGCCGGCCTGTTGGCTCTCGTCCACGGTGGTACTCCTATCTGCAGACTGGGGGCCGAAGCCCCCTTGGTCTGATGGCGCCTCTCGGCGTTAAAAAACCGGCTCAGGGCCGGCTTCGGGTGGTGCTCGGTGCGACGGCGGCGGTTCAGGCGGGCGATTCAATTCGGCCCACGTACGCATGCGGTCGGTTTCGGCTTCGAAGCCCTTGATGCGGGCTTCGAAGCCCTTGATCTGGTTTTCCGTGCTCTTGTCGTCCAACTTGCGCTGCAAGGCCTCCCTCTCGGCGGCCATCTGCTGAAGTTGCGCCTGCATCTGCTGCATACCTTGCATGAGCTGGCGCACCTGATCTGGGCTCGGCGGCTGCGCGCCCTGGTCGCCCTTGGCCTGCGGCGGCACCAGGCGTTCCAGGCGCTCGGCGATCTCGTCAGCGCCCGGCCAGTCCATGTTGCGCACCAGCTTGTCACCGGCCACAGGGAACAGGGCAGGGAAGGCCCGCACCATTTCCACCATCTGCGAGGCCGATTCCTGGCGGCGGGTACTGAAGCCGGGACCAGAGCGCACCACCACGTCGTACTTACCCGCGGTGAGGTCATAGACCCGCGTCAGGCCTTCCACCTCGAAAGGCTGATTAATGGGCACCATACCTGGCTGTTGGCTTCCCACCATATCGGCCGGTTGCCCGTCTTCACCCAGCACACGGATGATGCGCTTGCCGGTGTACACATGCGGAATCAGATCCTGCACGATGCAGCCCAGATGGCGGATGCAGCGCGCCAGGTTGTCAACGAAGTGGAAGGTACCTACGTCGCCTTCCTGCCGGCGCTCACGAATAGCAATGCCGCTGGTTTCGTTGCTGCGCTGGCCCATTGAGGCGTCGAACAAGCCAATGGTGTGCTTCACGTCATCCAGCGCAGTGGCGGCCATGGCCATGTCGCCGGCTGGAACACCGCCGTAACCCATGCGCTTCGGCGGCGGCTCGCCCGGTACCGGGTCATACTCCAGGAACGGGTGGTTGACGTTGTTGGCGGTATTCCAGCTCTCCCGATCCGTATCGAACGCGCCCACCGCCCCTACGAACGGTGACTTGATATCCAAGCCACACTTTTCATTGGCGCTGGTGCGCCAGTAGTTGTAGCTCTGCTGGGCGTCCTTGGCGTCGCGAATCAAGCTGCGCAGCACCCGCTTGCCGTCGATGTTCACCATGTCGCCGTAAGCGACGGAAATCGGAATGTATTGGCCTGGCCAGGCATTCTCTTCCAGCACTTCCACACCGTTCATGACGAACTGAGTTACCTGGTGGCTCTGCGTTTGGCGAGACTGCACCACAGTGGCGAGCCCTTGCTCGATCAGCTCGGCCAACTGTGCCAGGCGGGCATCGTCGACCACCTTGCCGCTGTCGAGCAGGTGGATAGTCTTGGTAACCGGCTTGCGCCGCCAAAACTCAGCCACCCGCACATGCCCATCCTTGAACCAGGCGCCATCGCGGTCATCGCTTTCCCAACTGGCGGTGTCTGCCTTCGGGTAACGGCGCTTGAACTCGTCTTCCGAAATCATCTCGGTAACGAACGACACGTTCCAGTCGCTGGTGTCGGCGCCGATTTTGTCCGGGTCGCCGTAGATGGTGAACGGGTTTTCCACTGGCAACAGGCGGATGTCCAGATCAAAGCTGTCGTCGTAGGCGTAATCCAGCGTCACACGCACATAACCCCAGCTCATGGACACGGCATTGTCCACAGCGGTGTCGTAAGCGATGTCCGCCTTGCTGGTGGTCTCGATATTGCGGATGAGACCGTTCAACACCTCGGCCGTGTCCGGGTCGGCGCCGGAATCCACCGGCAACACGCGGATGCTGGGCCGGTTGAGCCGGGCATCGTTCACCACCTGGCGAATGTACTTGGCTAGCAGGTTGAAGGTCTGGCACGGCCGGTTTTCCAGCTCACGTTCACGGCGCACGGCTTCTGGCCACTGCTGAGACAGCCGGGCGAAGCGCAGATCGTCCTCGGCGTCGACGCGGTTGTCGGCCTCTTCTTCCTCACACCGCGCGAACAGCTCGATCGCTTCCTCGTGGACGTCGGCCCAACGCTGTTTGCGCTCGGCGTCTTCATCCTTGATGTCTTCGGCCATCAGCTCATCCAGCTCGATGGGCGGCGCACTTCACGGCGCGGCTTGTTCGCCGGCTTGGTGATGGCGTGACGCTTCATCATCAGCCCGTAGCGGCTAGCGGAAATCAAGTCGTCGTACTCCTTCACAATCTTGCCGTCCTTGCGGTGATACAACCGAAACTCTTCGAACCAGTCCACGCACTGCGCAAACACTTTCCAGCGACCGGTCTGCATGCGGTCCAGCATGTCGAACACCCCCGCTTCCACGCCGTTGGTGCCGTCGTCGAAGGTTGCGCGCTCGGGCAGCATCGCCAGACCTTGATCCTTGTACTGCTTGGCCAGCTGCTCGCCGCTGCCCTTGTCGTGCTGTAGCGCATCGTGTGGCCACGCCACCGGCATCCAGTCGCCGCGCGGCTTGATCGCTGCGGCATGGATCACCGGAGTGGCTTCGCGCTGGCGGTAGCAGTCGGTTACGTAAATCACATCAGCGTCGCGATCCCACGCCAGCCAGGCGGCGGCGAAGGGATGGTCCCAACCGAAGTCGACGCCGATGATGCGCGGCCAGTGCTCCGGAATGGCGAAGGCCGCCACCCGGATCAGTTCTTCCGATACGGGGAAGATGCGGCCCGACCCCAACACCGGAATGCCCTTGCTACGAGCCTCGCGCTCATGCGCCGGGAAGCTGGCGATGATCCTGGCGCGCTCGCTTTCCGGGATGTGCAGAGCATCATCAATCGTCATGTTCGTATCGCTGCGGTCAGGCGTGGGGTCGATCAGGAATCGCCGCACTACTTCCGACATGCCCAGCAGCGGGGTAAAGGTCAGCGCCGCACAGCCGCCGGTGGCGATGGTGCGCGCTAACCCTTCGTCGTAAATCTCTTCTGGCGGCTCTTCGTCGAACCACACGAAATCAACCGGTGGACCCTGCCACTTGCGCCGGCCCTGCGCGTAATACTTGAACCGCAGCGTGCTCCAGCCGCCTGACCGGTGCTTGACCTTGATGTAGTCGTACAGGTCGGCGGTACCGGATGCCAGGCCGTAAGCCCCCAGGCATTCCAGCGGCACCGCACCACTGCCCAGCTCGCCCACCATGCCCAGCAATGCCCGCTGCGGGTTGTCGCGGGTGCTTTCTGCTGTCTCCGACGATGCCCAGGCGACGATTGGGCGATCGAATCGCCGACCCGACCACCAGTCCGGGTAGCGACCGGTGAGGTGCATCGCCAGCTCTGCGGCACAGCTGAACGTCTTGCCGTTCTGGTTGCCCGCCCGCAGCAGCCTTTCCCGTGCCCACAAGCCAGCGATGTGAAACGCCAGCTGCTTGGGATAGGCCAGGTAGTAGGCCAGCTTGTTTTCGTTGCGCCGCCGCGCTTTCTCAGCCAATGCCGTCGCCAGCAATTGCTTGGGCGACAGCTCGGCCAGTGCGCCATCCATCTCAGTGCGTCACGTGGACGCCTGCTTGCTGCGCTGCCTGCTGAATGATCTGGTCCAGCTCGTCATCAGTGGCAGCGGATAGCGGCCCGGTGCGAACCTCGCGGCGCTCGACGAACATGCCCAGCTCGAGCCCCAGCAGTTTGAGTGCGCCGTTGGCGGCGGCAATGTTCGCCTTGTACTCGCCGGTCGGGTTGCCCTCAGCATCGAGCACTGGCTCTGCCGCCTTGGCGATGGCCACGTTATCCATCAGTTGGGCGATCACCCATTCCTTGGTCAGCGCAGCCTTCTCGAACACCTTGCTGACAGCCTGAGCGTGCGCTTGCTCCTTGGCTGCTCTCAGCTCAGCAATTCGTGAGCACACGTCAGCGTTTCTCAGCAGCCGGTTAGCACTTTGCGCGGCGCCGCCTTCGCTGTAGCCGGCCAGGATGTAGGCGCGCGTTGGGTTTTCGCCGTTGCTGACCAGCTGAGCAAAATGCTCTTGCTTGGCGTTATGCAGGGCGGGCATTGCATTCCACCTTGGCGCGCAGCTCGGCGTTCTCTTCCCGCAGCTGCCGCACCGAGCGGGCGAGTTCGCGGATTGCTCTGTCGACGTCGTGTGAGCCTAACGAGACGAATAACTCCAAGCCATCCAGGCCGCAATTAGGAATCATCGGCAGAGCCACATCGTGGGGGCCGAACGGCGGGATGTAATCAATGGACATCGCTGACTTCCCTCGCCGCCGTGCATAGCTGTTCCCGCAACTGGTCGCTGGTCATCGGCACAGGCGGAAGCTGACCCGACCGAAAACGCTTCTTTGCTGCGTCTTGCCAGCCGGCTTGCCAGCCAATCCAGGCTTGCGGGTTATCCGACCACTCAGTGAATGGGTTGGCCCAGTCCGGTAGGCCTTGTCCGTATGCCAACTCGCCAAGACGTCGCGCTTCGCCACAACTCGACACGCTCAACCCCTCACCGCCGCCACCGCCTGGTAGCCGCCCTGAGGCTTCGCCGGCTGACGGCTATCGAACAGATCCAAGATGCCGCGGGGCTGCTGACGCTGCTGCATCTGCGCCTGGAGCAAGATCGCCCGCTCGCCATCGGTCAGCGGCTGGCCTGCTGCCAGGCGCTGCTGCAGCTGGGCGAGGTATTGCGGGTCCACTCTATGCTCTCCACGCCTGATATGCCTGAACCGGCGTCATGCCAATGCCTATCCGGCGATAGCTGACGCAATGCCAGAAAAAAAAAAACGGCCTTTCTTGATTCTCGGCTTGGCCATAGGTGTGTCCTGTTTGGTTGCCGGTTACGGTTCCGGCGCTCGCCGGCCGTGGTTCCCGGGTCTGCCGTCGGGTGGCTGGAATGCAAAAAGCCCCAGCGGGTTAGGCTGAGGCTTTACGTTTCTTCGGGGCGTGCGGACCCCTCACGATGCGAAAGCTAATCCTGGCTGGGCTCGCTGTCAAGCTCACTCATATCACCACATTCCTCCGGGGCAGGCTGACCAGCAGCGCCTCATGCCCGGCCAGCAACATGGCCTCGTAGTTGTCCCGCGGAAAGCGCCACACGCGGCAGACGCCGTAGCGCTTCTGCACGGCGGCGCTTTGCGACGGTGGCAGGTCGTACACCGCCGCGTTGATCGCCTGGTTTCGGTGCAGATCCACCCCTTCGGCCCAGTCGATCGCGGCACAAGCAAAAACGCTGCTGCGTTGCTCCCCCTGCGGCGCGTGACCAGCTTGCACCCAATTTGCCCAGTCTTCCATCAGTCCGACCAGGCGCGCCATGCGCTTGACTGACTCGTCGTCGCGGCGGCTCATCGCGGGACCTTTGGCCGCTGAGCGATGCTGCCGCAGCGCTGGCACACGTCGCACTCGTAACGCCTCGAGGTGGCCGCGTGCAATAGCTCAACAACGTCGAGTACCCGCTGCAGGATCTTGCCCGACACTTCCCGGTCAGGGGCGTAGGTCGAGTAACGCGGCCGGTACAGGTGGCCGAACAGTCGCCCGCCCAGTCCGCAGCATTTGCTGACCTGGCCAGGGGTGTGGGTTGGGTTTACGCCCTTTTCGTTGTCTGCGATTTTTTGCATGGTCCGTTCTCCCCTTGCTCGATGCTTCGGCTGCTACACGAAACCCCTGCTACGTCATCCCCCCCCCTTACGGGGGGATGGGGACGACGTAGCAGAACCGGGGTGTTTCGCCGCTTCGTGTAGCGCTACGTGTAGCAGACGTAACAGTAAAAATTTGCATGTTCGTAATTTCCTGCATGCTCAGAGCATGCTAATTTTTCCAAGATCGACAATGATCGGGCCATCATCGCCAGTGCTCAGGGTGGCTATCGCCCGCCGCAGAACCGTCTTACGCTGATCCCGCTTACCCTCTGCAGGGGCGTCAAGCAACTCCATGGCCGCCGTCAAAACCTCTTCCACGGATACCGAATCGCGGTCTATCAACAACTCGGTCAGCGCTGCCATCACCGCCCGTTCGTTCGGGCCTTTCGGCCCTCGCAGCGCCGCCCCTGCCGAAGCCTCGCCGTGCTCGACCACGCAGCTGGTCATCAGATCGCCCCACTGATCGACACCCAGTTCTACCGGCTTCAAGCGGAACGGATAGACTGCCCCGTCTTCCCCGTCCTTGAGCTTGCTCACCCGCAGTTGCCGGTTGTCTTCGTCGCGCGTTACTTCGATCTCGGCATCGGCCGCAGCCTTGAGCCCGCTCCAACCTCGGGCGCCGCGGTCCTCATCCTTGCCGCTGTGGTGCACCAGTAACACCGGCGCCTTGAGCACTGCTGATAGGGTCTTGCAGTGGCCCAGCGCCCGGCCTACGTCCTCACCGCTGTTCTCGTTGGCGCCTGGCATGACTTGGGCAAAGGTGTCGACCACCACCAAGCCGAAGGGCAGCGGGTAAGCCTGCGCCGCCTTGATCAACAGTGACACTTCCTGCACGTCCAGCAAGCTCGGTGCG